TCCTCTCGGAGAGAGTGACGAATCATCTGTCCTCGAAGGACAAGCGCGTCGTAATGAATTTCAAAGAATTAAGCTTGAGCAAGCAACTCGCAAAGCAGAAATGGCAGAGATGGCAGAGATGGCAGAGATGGTTGCCCCTGCGGGAGAGGAAGGTGGAGAACAAGCAGCGAAGTATCAAATGTATCTTTTTAACTATTTCGATGTTCCCCGTAAGCCATACATCTTTGCGACTATTTTTAATAATGAAAACAAGCCGATTGGACGCACGGACATGATTACTTTGTCGGCATCATTGCAGCGTGGAATCGACAAGCGTAAATGCGACATCGACGAGAACGCAGAAATGGTGAACGGAATGCTCAAAGTGGACGCGACGGTGATGTCGAAAGCGGAAGCGCAGCGCATTCGTTTCGAAACGAAAGGAATTATTTGGGGAAAGAATGTAAATACTGGTGTTACGCGTGAGACGGGCACACCACTTCCTCAATTCGTGTTTGAGGACATGGTGGATAGTCGTAGTGAGATCGACAATATCATGGCCGCAACTGCTGCTTTTCGTGGAGAACGACAAGGACAGGAAACGAAAGCAGGACGTATCGCGCTTATTCAACAGTCATTTCAGCGTCTCAATGAGCTTGTGCAAACAACAGACTTTGTTGCACAAGAAATGTTCGCGTGGGCGATGCAACTCGCAAAGACTCGATACACGGAATATCACTATGCAAAGTGGATGGGGAAGGAAGGTGCGCGCGAAGTCATTGAACTTATTCAGGACGACTTTGAAACAGGACTCGAGGTAAAGGTTATCGCAGGAAAATCACTCCCGGTTGACGATGAGTTTAAATTCGAACAGGCGCAAGTGGACTTCGAAAAGGGTGCGCTTGGCCTTACGGACTATCTTGAAGCGGCAAACTACGATGATGCGAAAACGAAGGCGCAGAACGCAGTCAAATATCGTCTTGCCCCTGCGGTTGCTGTCGGCATCCCAGCGGAGGAAATGCAAAAAATGAATCCTGCGCCCGAGGAGAAGCCGCCGTCAGTTTCGATCAAGTACGAAGATTTGCCGCCGGATGCCCAGGTACAACTTCTTGCGAAGATCGGAATCAATATAAACCCGGCGATGCTTGTCGCAGAAAAGATGGCAGATCAACGGAAGGAAAGAGAGAAAGACTCACTTGAGGCCGAACGCACACGAGCGGAGATGGAGAGAAAGCCAGTGGAAAAAGTTCTTTGACATGTTTCTTTGAAGAGAGAAAGCGAGACACGCACGAATTTGAAATAAATGCTCGCCATTTCTCTTCAGGGAAACCTGAATTAAAAACATAGTACGACCAAGCAATCCGATTCAGCCGCAAGGCCAAGTTGAGGAGGGGCAGTCGAAAAAATCGCTATGATGGTAGACGAAAGTATCGAAGTAGTTCCCAGTGAGGATAACGGTAATATTCCAGCGGAAGTTACCGACCCGACACCAAGTGAACCTACGACGACAGAAGATGCTCCCGCTAAAGAGGAGCCAGCACCACCTGCTGCGACCGAACCTGAGCTCTTTGAGCTTCCGGACGGACGAAAGGTGGATGCGGTTACACTTACGAAAGAATGGAAAGAAAACTTTCTTCCGGATTATACCCGTAAATCCCAAGCACTCGCTGCGAAGGAAACAACGATTACTAAAGTAGAAAAGAATCCAGTTGACGACCCTGAGTGGCAGCCAAAGTCGTATCAAGAACTTTTGGAAATTGCTGAAAGTCGCGTCCTTACGAAAATTGAGGAACGTGAAAAACAAGCGTTTGAACAAAAGCAAAATCTTGAAAATGAAGTGGCGTCTCAGCTCGACGCTGTAAAAAAACTAGATGCAAGCGTAAATGAGAATGCTCTCTTTCTCCATGCGACTAAGTACGGTTTTCGGGATCTCCGACAAGCGTATCAAAACATGAAAGATATGAGCGAAACGGTGAAGAAGGTACAGACAAAAACTGCTGCCGACATCGCCAAGCGCGTGGATCCAGTCAGTGTTAAGCCAGGAGGCTCAGGAGCAAAACTCAATCCAAGCACTTTCTCAAGTGGGGTTGAGTATCTCCGTGCTCTCAAGGGACAATAATTGGTCTAAAAAACTATGATTTTTAACTCAGCAGTCACGACGACAACGCGCGAATTTATCGTTCCGCGTGTGTACGATCAGGTGACCACCGGCACTCCGGGGCTTATGACTTTCTTGCAAAAGAAGTTCAACGCTCCAAGTGGTGAATGGACAACTGGTACATCGTACAAGTTCGCAATTAAGTACCAGGACACCACTAACGGTGGTAACGCTGGTATCGCAGATCGTCTTGATACGGATCGTCAAAACGTCCGTGTCCAGGCAAACTTCAATCTCAAAATGACCTATAAGCCGGTTGTTGTTGCGATTGCAGAAACGACAGTAAACATGGGTGACGAACAGATCGTCAACTTGCTCGATACGGAGTTCGATTCTCAAGGCCAGTCGCTTATGAATAACCTTGCTCAGAACCTCTACACCGGCAACGGTACAGGTAATGATTGGGACTCATTGGCAAACGCAGCATCAGACTCAACTCTGTTTGCAACGTATGGCGATCTTTCTCGCTCAACTTACACCGCATGGCAGGGGTATTACCTTGCTTCAACTGGCGCATTGACGCTTGCGAAGCTTGCTACCGCTGACGATGCAGTAACCATTGGAGTAGATTCTCCGGATCTCGCCTTCACCACGAAGTCGATCTGGTCTACCTACGAGAGCTTGCTCACGCCTACGGTGCGCGCAAACTTCTCAACTGCTGGTTACCCACGCATGAATGCATGGGGCGGCGTTCCTTCAACACCTGGAAACGGTGCACAGCAAGGATTCGTTTACCTCGCATTCCGTGGTACTCCGATTGCAAAGGATGAACAGGTGCCATCAGGCAAGTTCTTCTTTGTAAACTCGAAGGGCTTCGGTTTCGTTGGCTTCAACTACCAGGACGAAAACATCATGACCGCGAACTTCAAGCAGACAACTGACGCAGTTCCAGCAGGTGTTCCAGGTAACGTGAAATCAACTCGTGGCTTCCAGTTCCGTAAGATGATGTCTCCAGTCGATCAGTTGACCAAGGTTGGTTACTTGATCTATGCAGGTAACTTCATCGCGGTCGAGCCTCGTCTCAACGGTACGCTCGCAGGTACTACATGAGCCGTATGAGTGAAAAAATCCCTCACATGGTTGAGCAAATTATCAAGTTTTCCGATGGTACTGAGACAGTTATCAAGTACCGTGGAGTAATTGAAAATGGAATCCTTATGGAAGATCAACCAAACGTAGGTGCGGAGGCAGTTCCAGAACCAGAAGAAGTTGTGGAGGCTGCCCTAGCAGAAGAGAAAGTGGAGGAATAATTTCCTTTTACCGCGAGATATTAAAGACTACGCGAGAAGGTATGCAAAATTATGGCAATCGGAACAAAGAAGGTAGAGGATTACATTCCAGTAATCAAATATAACGAAGGCTTTTACTCGACACTGGACTTTACAGTGGCGACAGGGGCAGTAGTTACTCTTCCTTCAACAACGACCATTGGTGGTAGCGCGGTTGTAGCTTTGGGTGACATCACTTCAAGCTCAACGACAGCAACTGCCTTCACGGTCACAAACTCTGGCATCTTCACTGGTGCTAGTGTCGTTAGCTTCGTTGCTAACAGCTTGACGACGGGAACACAATTCCTCGTCACAGCGAACGGCGTCACATCTGGTCACATGCTTAGTCTCGTTTCAACGGGAACTATCGTGACGACTGGTGATGTTCTCTCTATCGCAGCTAACACAGCGACAACCTCAACAGGTATCGTTCGTGTGAGCGCGACCGGCCTTACGGACGGTTTTGCGATGGCGATTACCTCAGGAGGCGCGAACCTTACAGCGAACGGAGGCGGTATCAATCTTTCTCTTGGTGCAAGCACCTTGGGAACTGGTATCTCAGTCGTTTCGACTGGAGCGATGATTACCACATCAAGCTTACTGACACTCACAGCTAACTCAGCGACTACGGCCGCTGGATTGCTGCGAATCAACGGTAACGCTTTGACGGACGGTAAAGGACTTGTCATCGCATCGTCGTCAGCAGTGATGACCTCAACGGGCCGCCTTCTTCATGTTTCCCATACGGGAAATGCTGGAGTTTCAGCGGTTCTTGCGGAAGTTTCTTCGGCGGCAGCGGATGAGACAGTCGTGTTTCAAGTATCTGCTTCGGCAGCACTTGCAGCAGGAAAAGTAGTGAACGTCTCAGGTGCGGCGGTTACAACCGGCACACTCTTGAGCGTTGCAAATGCGGATGCGTTGACGACAGGTATGATTGCTCAATTCAAGAGCAATAGTTCCGACGCAACAGCGCGTACGTTAGTGGACATTCATAACGATCATGCTTCGGCAGTCGGTACAATTCCACTCAAGATTACCCAAGATGCTCCAACGTCAACGAACTTTAAGTTGATGATGACTCTTGGAACAATGCAGATCTTCGTTTCTGACCAGACAAGCCCTAACACGGCGTTGACTGCGACGGAAGGATCAATCTGTTTGAACGGATCAGCCACCGGACAAGCCTTCTGGAATACAGATGGTGCGACTGCGTGGACAGCATTAGCTTAACAAGTGTTGCTAACACAAATTGGCAAAGTTTAAGAGACGATGCCTGAAAAACTATGAACCAAATTACTTTCCAAAGCGTCTATCAGACGATTACCGCACGCGGCGAGTTTAAACTCGGCGAGCGTGGCATGACTCCTGATGGACGTGAATGGCAATTTGCTCAATCGAGCGAAACCATTGCTAACAGTTCAGCAGTTATTCCTGCGGCCGTTGTTGATACCGACCTCTGGTCCTCGTCAACAGACAATCAAGGTCGCATCGTATATGCGAACCGTGCTGCCAACTCGCTTACCGTTGGCGTGTACGAAGATGGTATCGGTATCGTGAACGAAGGTACTGGCGCAGGACAGACGTTCAAGATTCGCACAAACAGTGCGACTCAGTTGACGCTCTATCCTGAAACGGCGCTTACAACCGCGCTTGCAGTTGCGGATTCAGACCTCATGTATCTCGTGATGTCGAAAGTTCGTCCTGCGGCGATTACTTCTAAGGTTCAGATGTGTCAAGGAGGCAACCAAGTTGCATTTGCTTCTGGTGATTACGGCTGGATTCTTACGAACGGAGATGGACGCGCAGTTACGGGTGCAGCTCTCACCATCGGTGGGGGCTTCATCACTGGTGACGACACAGTAGGACAGGTTATTCCTGCGACTACTAACGTCGGCTCACTCGAACAACAGACCCTTGGTTATGCTATTACGGCATCAACCACAGATACAGGTGCTCTTGTCCGTTGGATTACACGATAGTGATCTGCTTTTCCCTCTCTTTTATAGGGAGGGAAGGTGCAGGACATTAGTTCTGCGACTGGAATGACAAAGCCAGTCTTACAAGTTAAGGATAAAAACTATGCCACAAGCACAAGTTTCGAATCCAAATGACTTCAAAGTCGTAAAGTTCACAAACAGGAACGACTTTGGATTCACTCCTGAAATGGGCTGCATGTACGATGGCCGCCCCATCTTTGGTATTACAGGAGCTCCCGGCATCAATGGCGGGGAGAGTATCGTGCTGCCGTATCACATCGCGCAGCGTTTAGCCATTAACCTTGCAAAGATTGTTCAGTTGAGACGAGCACCGACTACGGATGCAGCGGGTATTCCAACAGGAGTTCCGCTTTGGTCTATTGAAGATCTCGAGTCGTTGAAGCAGTCTTACCTTGAGGAAATGTACTCTGAGGCAAGGCCCGTTGCGATGACGGAGACTGATAAATTGTTTGCGAGAGTTGAAGAATACAAGAAGATGGTAGATCAGCTTCTGGAAGTGAAGGGATCGACTCCACCTGTTCAGGCACCAGTTGAAGAGCCTCAAGCTCCTTCAATTCCGTCTGAAACCACAGAACCAAACCCGGGGACGGGCGCTCCTTCCAGTCCTTCTGCGGATAAAACAGGGCAAGTATTCAATGATAAGCAGGAAGTAATTGCTGCGCTTGAATCACGCGGAATCCCGCATGATAAGCGACTGCATAAAGATAAGTTGGAATTGCTCTTGAAATAGGGGATTTTCCTGGCGCAAAGACGTGAAAAGTAGTGCAAGCCTACACAGGAATTATGGAAGAAATTGAAGTAAGTAAAGCAAAAATGGACGCGCTCAAGGCGCTTGCTGACACCAATATCGCGGTTTCGCGAGCGAAAGAGACGCTGCAAGTTTTAGAGGAGAATGAGGCGAAGTATCTCTTGGAGAGAGAGAAAAAAGTCGTTGAGCGGGTAGGGAAAGCGCTTAACGATAGTGCGCAATTAGTAGAGCAAACAATACAGAATTATGAGCTTGTCAAGGGGTTTTCGGACTCTGTTACCGAGGCTGGTAAGAAAGTGTCGGAAGTGGTTGAAAGCATCGAGAAGCATTCAGCTCTCCATGAGGCGCGGGTTAGTGCGTGGGAAGCGAAGTGCAATGAACAAGATGCCTGGATTTCGGAGCAAAAAAAGGTGATACACTTAGGACACATATCTCTGAACTCCGAAAAGGAGGGTATCGAAAAGAGAAAAAAACTCCTAGATCAGATTGAGCGGAAATTAGTAGATGAGCGCGGAACGCTCGAACGAGCGATCAAGCGCCTAAAAGAAGGAAAGATTTAATATGTCACAAATTACTTCGGCTTTACCTGTAGATGCAAATCAAAAACCTATTGAAAATGGGAATCTTGTAGGTACGGTCCTCGCGGTCACATACGACGCAACTATCTCAAGCGCCACTTCCATATCCTTAAATGCAGCTACAACTTCTTTCGAAGTACTGGCGATTGATAAGCCTATTTTACTAAGATTCGCAGCAAATGTTTCGACATCTGCGTTTAATGCCGTTATCCCCGCAAATGGAAGTAAGGTTTTTTATCGAGATCCCGCTGTAACGACAATTTCAGTAATTGAAGCGTCTGCGACAGCAATCGTCGCGGTAATTGAAAGATAATATGTCTGAAAATGCCTTCACAGATCAAAACTTTGTACCGACAAAGCTTGCGGTGCTGAATACTGATACGGTGCAAGGCACGAATAAAGTTCGCATTCACCTCGACGAGCTAACGGGAGCTATGTCGGTAAACGAAAGTGACACTATTTCATTCACCATGCAGCCGATTGACGCTCAAGACGAGAACTTCCGAGACTGCATGATGTTCGTTGGAAGTGACGGTTTAACTTATCCGTGGGTAGCTAACGCAGCGGGGGAAGTCCTCATTGACCGATAATTTTATGGCAGAACAAGCTAAAAGAGATCAGAACTTTGTAACCTCAATGCTCTTCGTGGGGACTGATGGCGGCACGTACAACGTGCATGGAGATGAATTGACCGGACGACTTTACGTTGACGTCGCAGGAGGCTCTGGCACCGTTACGAGCGTGTCGGTCGTCTCCGCAAATGGCTTTGCAGGAACAGTTGCAACGGCAACAACGACGCCAGCGATCACTCTTTCAACAACAGTAAATAGTCCTGTACTCGCAGGAAACGGAACAGCGATCAGTGCTGCTACAACTACGGGATCGGGCTCGACAGTAGTTTTAAATAACTCCCCAACATTCGTTGATGATATTACCGTCGGAACGGCAGCAACAGCGACAGGATCTATTCTTTTCAAGGGGCTCACTTCGGGAACGGTTACTCTCTCAGTGGCAGATGCAGCAGGAACGTGGACATTGAAACTTCCTACGACAGATGGAGACAACTTACAATTCTTACAGACTGATGGTGCTGGTAACACGACATGGGCTGCCCCCGCAGGAGGCGGAAACGTATCAAATACAGGTACACCAGCGAACAATCAAGTAGCCATTTGGACAGATGCAACAACGATTGAGGGAGTCGCGGGACTTACCTTTGATGGAACAACTCTCACTACTACCGCACTCACGGTAGACAATATAACGGTTGACTTAAACACTATTTCTTCCACGTCAGGAAACTTAAACATCACTCCGGTCGCAGGAAGCGCGATTGTGCTCGATGCAACGATAAGCATTGACGCAGGAGTCGTAACAGGAATCACATCACTTGGTGTTACTGGTACACGCGTAACCGCAGGATTCTTCGTCGATCTTACTGTAACGAATGCAATTGCTGGCTCAATCACAGGAACAGCCGCTGTTGCGACGACGGTAACGGTTGCTGACGAAGCCGCAGATACCTCATGCTTCGTAAACTTCACCACGGCGGCAACAGGAAACTTAGGCGTAAAGACGAACGCAGGACTCACCTTTAACTCGTCAACAGGGGCGCTCACTGCTACAAGCTTTGTTGGTTCAATCACAGGAAACGCTGCAACGGTTACATTCGCAAACGAAGCTACTGACACCTCATGTTTCATTGCATTCGGTACAGCGGCAACTGGTTCACTTCCTGTAAATACTAACGTAAACATGACGTTCGATTCTAGTACAGGAATTGCGACATTCGCCTCAACAGTTCTCACCACAACAGACATCAATGGAGGCACCATTGATGGAGTCACTATAGGGGGCACATCAGCAGGAAATATCACCGGACTTGTGATTACGGCGAATACTAGTTTCATGCCAGACGCCAATGATGGTGCCGTTCTCGGCGCATCAGGGACGGCTTTCTCGGATCTCTTCTTGGCATCGGGTGCAGTCATAAACTTCCTCGCAGGAGACGTCACAGTTACTCATTCGGCAGGAATCCTTACGGTTGCGGGATCTGGCGCGGGAGACTTGCGCGTTACGACGGCGGGTACGAACACAGCGTCTGTAGTTACAGTAGGAGGCACTCAAACACTCACTTCTAAGACACTTACCTCACCGACAATTACAACTGCAACATTGTCTGGAGCACAGCAACTTGCAGAAAACGCGTCAATTACACTGGATCAGACGCTCTCGGCAGATGGCACTTATTCTGGAATTACGATTGCAGGAACAGCGGGAGCAACGCTCGCATTCGGACAACTTGTTTACCTTGCCGTTGCAGACTCACGATGGGAGTTATGTGACGCGGATACTGCTGCCCTCGGATACGGAGTTCTTATCGGTATGTGTGTCTTGGCAGCAGCAGGGGACGGTTCAGCAACAACTATTCTCTTACAAGGAAATATTCGTGCAGATGCACAATTCCCTGCGCTCACTGTCGGTGCAGCCGCATACATGGGAGAAACAGCGGGCGCGATTCAAGTCGCAATCCCTACGGGAGCAGACAACACGGTTCGTGTCGTTGGTTTTGCTCTCACGGCCGATTCACTCTACTTCAATCCTTCATCAGATTCATCATCAACTGTCGCCTAGTATGAAAATCCTCAAAGCACTCATCGAAGTCCAGCACCCAGACGCAAACAGCACGCAGTATATGGGATACCCGCAAGTATGGCTCGATAATAAGGAGAGGATTCCTGCAATTCTTTATCACTCCACTCGTGAGGATGAGATTCAGCAGGACGGAAAACTGTATCAAACAGCATTTCTCGTTGTCCCTGATGATCTAGCGGTAGAGTTATTGAAAGAAGAAAATATCACAGAGGCAGCTCGACCAGAGGTCGATTCTTTCGCAGCGAAACACTACCCAATAAAAACAATGATTAACGACCAAGATGCCGTTCTAGCCATTACCGCAAAAGCAGCTCTTGGAGAAACACTGACCAAGGAGGAGAAGGATGCGCTTGATCCTAACTCGCCAGTAAAAGGGATCATAAAAACAAAGCCATGGGTAGAGGCGATTGAAGAACAATATGGAACCGTCGAACTCAAGTAAATCAAAGGTACTCGTTACGATCATTCATCAAGGATGGATTCGACCTGAAATGCTTACAGTTGTTTCCTTACTTTCTCGTGATTCTCGTGTGGAAGTTTCCATTGTTCCTATTCAAATGCGCCCGTATGAGAATGCACTCAATACCGCATTGAAGATTGCACATGATTACGATTTTCTCCTCACGCTCGACCACGATAATGTGCCAAAAAATAACCCGATTGACCTTGTTTTCATGGATAAAGACATTATTGGGATGCCGTATCTTGGTTATCAAAAGAACGAAGCAGGGCAACTTGAGGTGGCTTTTCTCGCAATGGATAAGCAAGAAAATGGAGAGTATCTCGACCATCGAAACATGGAGGGTTTACAGGAAGTCGATGCAGTAGCAAGCGGGGCGATGCTCATCTCAAAGAAAGTGATTGAAAGTGGCGCCTACTTTGCCCGCAAGTGGGACGAAAAAGGTTTTGCAGTAACAGGCATCGACTTTCATTTCTGTGAAAAAGTCAAAGAAGCTGGATTCAAAGTATTCGCACACTATGACTATCTTGCGTCGCACTTTAAAGAGATTGACCTTTTAGACGTCCTGGCGTTCAAGGCAAAATAGTATGGCTACTTACCTCATCCAATACAACGAAGTCGGAGGAGCGACGTTTTCCTATAAGCGGTACACTGGATTCTCTGGCACCGTGAACTCTTCTTTTGCTCTCTCACAAGACATGGGCGGCGCATGTTGGGACGGGACAAACGCTATTTGGGGTGCGGGAACAGTAGGAGCGTCTGCATCAATCAAAAAAGGGACTGGCTTTTCATCTTCAATCCAGGCAAGTTTTGCGGCTCCATCTGCTGCTGATCGTATTTACGACCTTCACTCAGACGAATCAGATAATATTTATGTTGCAGAGAACACTACAAAACTATGGAGAATGACTGGTTTTTCTTCAACGGTGAGTGCTTCGTTTACAAAGGCATCTGCTTCTTTTCGAGGGGTGTCTTTTGATGGAACAGACGCCTATGCCTATGACGCTACGACATCTCACTATATTCGATTTACGGGCTTTACGTCTAGTATTTCATCCAGTTACTCGGGAACTCCTGACGGTGGCCGTGGCGTGGCGTGGAGTACAACTGATAGTGCAATGCTTGGGTCTAACGGCCCTAAAGCAGTTAAATTTGTCGGCTTTTCTTCCAGTGTCAGCTCCTCAATCAGTATTACTGCAAACTCTCTTGGCATTTTCTGGGATGCAGGAGCAGCAGCTGGCCCGGTAAACTGGAAAACGTATAACACTGTCACGGTTGCGACGAATCTAAAGACATTGAATACCAATACGTTGGCTAACATCAAAAGCTACGACACTATTGTATAAATATGAACAACGACTTCTTCGAGCCAATACAAGCACTCTACGCAATCATCGCTGTTCTCGGTGGTGTTGCGCGCTATTTGAATAGTTTCACCACTGGCACGCCGTTTAATCAACGCATCTTCTGGGCGTCAGCGTTCGTTGCCGGATTCTCGGGATACATGTTTGCTCTTGTTGGCGATTCTCTCCATTTGCCTTCCCCAATGTCTTCCATAATGGCAGGAGCGGGAGGATTCTTTGGAGAGCAAACAATGAAATTAGTACTTGAGTACGTCCACAAAAAAACAGTATGATTGGTCAAAAATCATTTGAAATAAACGCTGACGATTTCCTCCGAGGGATTTCTTCATCAGATTTCATTACTGATGGAGGACTCTCGAATAAAACAGCCGGGATCAATCTCACAAAAACTCCAGGACTTCTCTACTACGCTGCGGCAAAAGTAGACACGACAGACGAACTTGAAGGAGACATGATTTCCTCGTGCGAGGATGGGACGCTTGGAACAGCGGCCGTTGATCGTGTGGTTGTGGACAACGAGGGAAAATATTACACCTGGAACGGAACTCTGTTGGATAAGGTTGCTACGGACTCGACAACGACGTCGTATACGAAGGGGTACACGAATATGATCTCTTTCGGTATAACGAGCGCTCGAGCGAATGTTTTCACAACAAACCCGCGATACATTACCCGGCTACAACTTGCCTCGAATACTCTTACTGAAAACTTCAAGGAGTTCACCTTTAACGGTACTGCTGCGGATCTTGTGGCCCCGCACCCCTGCATCGTGTTCGAAAACAACGCCTACTATGGAGACGGGAATCTTCTTCGAAGACAGACATCAGCAACAGATACAACGGTAGCTGTTATCATGACTCTTCCCTCTGAGCAGATCATTACTGGCTTTGGCATCGACCCGGGAAGTGGACGTCTCCTTATCTCGGTAGTTGACGGAGTAAACGCATCAGACACTAAAGCACGTATTTGTCGTGTCCTTTACCACGATGGATTCAGTAACAAAGCACTCAAATCAATCATCGTGGATGACATGATTACGGCCTTTTATCCGGTTGGAGCTATTCTCTTTATAGGCTACGGAACAAAACTAGGAGTGTGGAACGGTGCCGGAATCCAATTCTTGCGTGACTTAGATATTTCTCTTACAAGCACGAAGCTCCCGTACCGAGATAATTTCACCAACATTGACGATACTTTGTATGTGATCGAGGGACACAAGATCCTTGCCTATGGGGAAGTTGTTGCTGGGTTTCCAAAATGTTTTTATTACGCGCACATAAATAAGAACGGTAGTCTTGTGAACTGTGATCTGACGGCAATCTTTAATGCAGGATCCGGCCTCCTCGCGTTCGGATGGATTGATGATGACGCCTCGGAAGAGTTCTCAACCTTAGACACAACGAGCGTATCGACTCTCGGGAATACTTTCTCGGACGTGTGGACGAATAAGTACGTGTTCGCGCGGCCCGTCACGTTCAATAACCTTGTCATTGAATACGGGGCAGCGCTCCCCACGTCAAACTCCTATGCTGATATTTACTTGTACGACGACACGCAAACAGCAACACAGATTGCTACAGGAGCCACGAATACTGTCGCTAATACCTATACCGTTGAATACCCGTGGCCGTCGATTACCACGCGCTCACTTCAATTCCGATACCTCAATACACAATTGAGTGGTCAAACACCGATCCGACGTATGACGGTGTTTTATACCCCTGTCGATTAACTATATGAATCCTGAAATACAACGAAAAATAGACGAAGCAATCCTAAACCACATTCATGATGGGAACTACGCTCAACGAGTGAATTTCCCTGACATCTTCCTCTATACCTTTCCTCAGAATGCGACTACGGCGACCATCGCGACAACAGGAACAACTAACGGGTATTTCATCGCTCCATATAACATGACTCTTTCTCAGGCAATTTTCTCGGGAGGGCAGTCTCTCGCAGCAAGCGACACGAATTACATCACGTTCACTATTACGAATCTCGCACAAGACGGACTTACTTCAACAGCTATGCTTGCAGCGGTAGATGCAAATACGACAAAGGCTACGGGGGGAACTGCGCTGATTCTTGATATTCCGAGGACATTTACGATCAGTACCAGTGCGAATGCGTTACAGGTGCGTCAGGGGGATCGTATAAACGTCGCAGCAACTGTTACAGGCACCCTCGCGAATACGGTTGTTTTTCCGAACTACATGCTTATCTTCCAGTAATTATAAGGTGATAAAATTATTTTATGTTAACTTACTCACAAAGCGTCTCGACTCTCCAGCAAATGACAAAGGTGTCTACTTCGGACACAACTAATACCGCTCTCCTTACTCAGTTCTGGAATGACTCTATCCGTACCATCTGCGCGATCAATGGGGGCAAGTGGCCGTTTCTTGAGACAGAAGAGGAAGCTGCTACCGTCGCCAATCAAGAGTATGTGGAGATCCCCAATAATATTCGAAAGGTGATTTCTTATCGCTACACCGACGGGACGGATCCTCAGACAGACTCAACCTTTCTTCCTCGCATGGTTTTTGACCCCCTCGCGTGGGAGGTGATTCTGGCAGGACGACTTGGAACTTCTAACTGGCCGTGGTTCGCATATCAACGAGGAAGTCGTTTGTACTTCCAGCCTATCCCGGCAACTACCGGAAACATCGTTACGATCAGAGGCCGCTTGAATGTCAGGGATCTTTCTATCGCTGATGTCACGAACGTCACAGTGACGACTGCCACCAATGGCTCAACTGCGCTCACTGTCTCCGGCTCTATGACCGCTGATTTTGTCGGCCGCTGGATTCGCATCACAGAGACGTCGGCGGCGAATGGAGGAGACGGAGAATGGTATCAAATTGGAACGTTCACCAACACAACGACAATTGGCCTCAAGAAGAAGTATCAGGGAACGTCCATCGTCGCGGGAACAGCGGCATGTACCATCGGACAAGTGCCGGTCATTCCGGAAGCGTACCAGATGGCACCTATCTACCGTGCGCTCGCACAATGGCTCCAGATTAACGATCCTCTCCACAACGAAAAACGAATCAATTCTTATTGGAGGCTGTACGATGGAGGAGTAGAGGCAGGACTTTCAAAGGAGTATGGAGGTTTTATCGGGCAGATGATGGAGGAAAGTAACGAGAGCATGGAGGGAGCATACGTTTCCCCGGTTTTCGGTACAAACGATTCTCTTGGACAAATTCCATACTGGTATCCGTGGAATCAAGCAAGTGGCTTTAACTAAAATTATATGTACCCAAATCAAAGTCCAAAAGCAAGTTTTATGAAGACATTGGCGACACCGATGGGATTCAACTCTCAACGTCGGCAGCCGAAACCGAAGACCGTCGCGATTGATTCGTCTGCGTACCAAAACAATCCTAATAACCCGGCACTTTCTGTTTTTTCAGCATCTAATAGTGCGACCGCGCCAGTTGCAACTCCGGCACCGTCAACGGCAATGAAGTCGCAGCCAGCACAGAACTACATGAGCAGTCTCTCCAAGGATTCTCTTGCCGGCCTCTCAACCGGGCTTCAAAACTTGAGCACTGGACTAGGAAACTTACAGACAAATACACCAGCAGCTCCCGCGCGCGACCCGTACCGTGAGGCATTTGACACATACATGGCGTCTCTCACTCCTGGTGACGATATTACGCGTGCGCAAAAGGCACTCAGCGACTTCGACATCCAAGCACTCAAGGACGAAGAGGCGGCACTCAACCGAGGCGAAACTATCGGCTTTGCTCGAGGAGAAGCGGAACGAACAAACAGAAATAATGCGATAGAGCGTATGGCACGCGCCTCGTCTCTTGAGGCTCTTTCGGGAGTCTACAAAACACGAACGGAAGGATCGAAAGCGCGTCTCGATTTCGAGAAGTCACTCATGGATAAAAAGGAGCCGTCTATCACAGAGAAGTACGGAAGTGGTGCAATCGGTGAGTACAACTTCGCAAAGGAGCAGGGGTACACCGGATCATTCCAGGACTATCAAAATGAGGATGCAAATCGTAAAGCAAAAGCATCTGGCTCTGGCTCGGAATACACTAACTACGAAGCAAAAAACAAGGCGGCTCAAAAAGCGGCATCCGCGAAACTCGGAACGTGGCTCTCGGGTGTTGTCGGGGAAGATCAACGCGTATCGCCGACAGACTACAAGAAAGCGAAGGCCGCGTGGGTTGCGGATGGATATTCTGGAAAAGACTTTGACGACATTTTTAACGGCTTTGTAAATCCTGCGTTCGCTCCGGACTACACAAACTAGCTATGAGTTCCATCGACGACTTAATCGCAGGAAAAAAAACACCTGCCTCGTCGGGAACTTCTGCTATTGATTCTCTCGTTACACAGAAAAAAGTTGTAGCGACTCCTTCGGTTGTAGCCACTCCCTCCACTCCTCCTGCAAAGAAAGGATTTCTAGGACGAGTGAAAGACATGTTTACTTCAAAGCCGGCTGCGCCGACAACTGCTGCGCTGGATCAGCGACCAAAGGTTGCACAGACAATTCCTCCGATTCCCGAACGGCCTGTCGCTGGCAGTCAACTCAAAGACGCATATAACGCGTACATGGATCAGCTAGAGAGAAAGTCCATGTCACTTTTTTCCGGTGCGGTACAAGGGGGTGCAGCGATGCCGCGAGCAATACAGCAGTTAGGTGATCGGTTAGTTGGTGATCGCGTGGTCGCAGCCGAATCTGATAAGAGACTCGGAGAAGATGATCTTGCGGCAGCTTTTCAATTGAGAAAGTTTAAGGATCAACTTGCAGCAAACAAAGCTGCGGGGAAGGATTCAACTCGACTTATCGAAGGAATAAAAAAGTACGGTGGTATTGATCCAGCCAACTATCCGACACAAAATGACACACAGAATATAACAACAAGGATTCAAGAAAAAGGAAAACGTGCGGCTGACATTGTAAAAGAAAGTGCTGGAATTACTCCGGAGAACCAACGATTCTCGGATAAGCTCGTCGAAGGTTTTGGATCATCACTTCCCTACTTCGTTCCCGGAGCAGGAACCGCTGCTATTGCATCTCGCGCAGGAGCGGCTGCAAAGTACGCGATGCTCTTCGGTAACATCACATCATCAACACTCGAATCCGCAGCGGAAGCATCGCAAGTGTACGACGAAGTAAAGAAGACGAAGGGAGAGCGCGAGGCCGCAGACGCATTCTCTCGGACATTCTTAACAAACGCAGTCTTGCTCGCGGTGACGGAGCGACTCGGTGTTTTCAATCCTAATGTTGTTGGAGCGATCAAAAAGGGCTTGATCTCTATGCCAACAGAAGGCTTTCAAGAAGCTGTGCAGCAGATCATTCAGAATCGAGAGAGCGGCCGTCCGATCTGGGAAGGAGTCCTCGAGGCTGGAGCAATTGGATCGGTTGTGGGAGGCGTCCTCGGTACAGGTGTCGGCATCGCTCAGTCGGGATCATCCGTTCCGGTGCAGTTGGAGGATAAGAAGAAAGAAACTCCTATCCTTCCGAAAACGCCTCCGCCTACTCCGTCTAAAAGCGTTTACTCCCCACCACCAACACCAGGAAAGTCCGGAAGTTTTATTACTGAAAAACCTGTACCGGGGGCAACATACACACCAGTGGAAACGTCGAAAGCACCAGAAGTGATTAGTATCGCAAAGGGAGTTGAGCCAATAAAACAAACGCCATCAGCGGTGGATGCGCTCACGGGTGACGTCACTCCTCGCGCCCTTACCCTCAAACCCGAGAATCTCACGAAGCTCAAGGAGGAAAGAGCAGAACAAATTGCTAAAGAGTCAGAAGGGTACGCAGGATCAATTCCCGAGATTGCTAAGAAGCAAGCGTCCGAAGAGGTGAAAAAGACAGTCACTATTCAAGGGAAGCCACTTCCGCGTATCGAGCCAGTCATCAAGAAGTCAGATCTAAAGGCGATGGTTAAAACAGCTCCAGTGACGTTTACAATTGTTGATCGCAATGGAGAAAAGGTAATGCTGTACGAGCGCGGGAATGCGCGCATGGTTATGAAGCCATCCGCACTCGGACTCATTAGCGACAATCTCCCTCTTGGAGATACCATCACCATCGACAAGAATCAGCTCAAGGATGAAGGCACGTCGTATCGTGCAGTCAACAAAAATGGCGATGTCGTCGCTTCCCTCAAGGAAGATCTCGAGACTGACGAAGTGGATGCTGCAAAAACCGTTGACGACTTCAAGCACCGGATCGACCAACTCAACAAGTTCGGTCAACGACATGCAATTCTCCGTCGCTCCGGTGGACTATCGAGTAAGGCTGCTGGCGTGTTCCGTCCAGGTAAACCAGGTGAAGAGAAACAACCAGCGGATCGCAGAGAGAAAGGTGATGTTCGTTTGCAGAACGACGTCGTAATGAATCCACGACAATACATGTCCACGCTTTCACACGAGCTCGGACACGCGCTTGAGTACACGCTCACCGGGGGCATCAATTCAAAAACGATTGAAGTGTTTGGAAAGGATATTTCGAAAGAAGATCAAAAGATAATCTGGCAAGAACTCAAAGCAGTGACGAATGACATGGTGGGGGAAGCTACTGCGAAAGCAGGATCTGGGTACTACTATATGAAAACGGAACTCCTCGCGCGCTTCCTCCAGAGCATGTTCATTTCTCCAGGAAAGTTAGCCGAGCTCGCACCAACAGCGTTGGATTACTTCGAGAAGAATGCTGTGCAAACACCTATCTTGGCAGAGTACCTTGAGGCGGTGTACGGAAAGATCGACGCAGGGTATGTCCGTCCATTCTTCTTCGCTGACATGAAAGAGACGTACCAGAAAGTACTTGGTGCGCGTGTTGGAGAGATGGCCTGGAACTCAGAAGTACGCTACCGAGCAATGAAAGAGCGTGCGAAGTTCCTCATTGAAAAACTTGTTACGGACAAATTCAAAGGAGTAAAGGACGCTCCGGATCTTCTCTTCCGTGCAGCAGAGAGTATCAAGGTAACAAAGGATGGTGTTCCGGAGTTTGGCACACGAGACTTTCAGTATGCGAAGACAGAAAAAGAAATGGCAAAGCTCATGATTGCTGGATACGAACCTGTTATCGATGAGGAAGGGAACCAGGTATTTCAAATAGAGGACGGCGAGCAAGTTCTCCGATTCGCAAAGTCTCGATACTCTCCAGAAGAAGCGAAGCGACTCTTCGAACAACTCTCCCCGGAAGGGCAGCAGCTCGTAAAAGATTTTACGGCGGCTCGAGATGAAGCGAAAGATTACTTTAATCGTGAAGTGATAAAAGATGTTCACAAAATAAATAGTGAACTGGAAGGCTGGGTGCATCGCTATTGGGAAGAAGACTCCGGCGGTATTGGGGGAGATAAGTTAAAACTAAAAACCGCTTCTGCAAAGAAGCAGCGCAAAGGGGCAGAAGGCTACGTCGAGGATCTCCAGAAAGCGATGACGAAGGCACTCACGGAACTTGAAACAACGAAGGCATATAACTCATTTATTGACGACTACTTCGCGATGGTTTCAAAGCCAATTGCAAAAGGGGCGCTCCCCGAAAAAGGGTGGGTTGAAGTTCAAGGGGACGTCAAAAAAGGAGGCGTCGGCACCCCAGGACAAACAAAAACCATCGTCATAAATGACGGGAAAGGAGTTCCCATTGAGCGAGCTCGCTACCAGATGCCAGCAAAGATCTATCAGCGGTTCCAAATGATCCGCGAGTTAGCTATTGAGGCGTCCACTGCTGTTCGAGTCGTTAACTCACTCTCTCGTTATTGGAGAGTAAACATTCTCGTCCATCCCGGATCAGCGGCAACAAACTTCTTTTCCGGGGGAATCCAATACGGAACAAAAGTCCTCACCGATTTCTATACCGAAGCGCTCACTGGATCGGTAACAATGCCAAAGACGCGACAGAACATCTACTCAATGTTCACTGTCCTTTCTCCGACCGGTTGGCAGGACGCTCCGGATTGGGTCTATGGCGGGGACATGTCGAACTTCTATGGACAGTTCGGTACTGAGAAAACTCCGGGAATAAAAGCGCTGGATACTACAGTTGACGCATACGCTGACAAAGCACTAAAGATATACGGTCTGGTGGAACGCTACTGGAAGAAAGTTATTCTCCTCTCGGAACAATCCAGCTCTCTCAAGGGACTGAATGAGGTGACAAAAGAGGGACTGCGCCTTCCTACCGAAGAAGAGAAAGCTCTCATTGACGAGATCAACAAGGAGGTGGATATATTTGCGTACGATTACGATAACGTGCCTACTGCCCTTGATGCATATCAGCAAAGTGCTGTTGCTCAGGCAGTGAAGCCATTCGTTAAATATCCGTACAAGTATGCAAAACACATCACGCATCTTATTCATGCTGCGTTCGATGGAACCCTTCCGTGGGAAGAGCGCGTAGCAAAGATGCTCACACTAGCAACGATGGTCGCCGTCTTTTCAGCTATCCGCGAGGAACGAAAGAAAGATCGGAAGACACGAGAGGTCAACGAAAATGCTCCAGCACAAGTATCCACTCGAGGACGTCTCTTCGTTGGAACGGACGAAGAGGGACGTGAGAAGTTCACGAGGACATCGAAGTATCCATTCCTCAACGTAACCGAAGCCGGCTGGCAGATCGCAGAAGGAAACTTCGAGACGGCACGTCAGCAAATAACAGATATGGTAGGGGGTGTCGCTCCTGCCGGCCGTATTGCCGCAGCAATGCTTGGTTTTAAGAACGAATACAATCAATACACACCTATCCAAGTGTCGCTCGGAGAGGAGCTCGCCTCCTTTGTTCCAGGAACACGTATCCTCGCAGACATCTCTCGCTTCTTTGATCCGTACCAGCGCAAAAAGACAACATTCACACAAGGGCTTACGTCTCTCATTCCCACAACGAGCGAATCCTTGCAAGAAAAACTTCGAGGGGAAAAGCGTTCAATACAAGTGCCGATTGAGGGAAGCATCCTCGGGAAACCGGAGGAAGGAAGGCAGCGAACAACAACTGACATGCTCCTCAGAAACTATAAAGAAGATGTCCTCCTCGCGTCCCTTCTCGGTGTCTACGTCACGCGTATTGATCCTAAAGTCGCTGATGCGTTCATCACGCGCAAAGAAGAAAACGACAAGAAAGCAGAGATCAAGGTACGACGTGAAGCATTGCTGGAAAACATGAGAAAAGCGAGTAAATAAGCCATATTTCGCGTCCACATTTGTGGAGTTTTTTCGCTGTTTTCGTGCGCAAAAGCGGTACAATTGTGTGGGGATTATTAAACTAGCGTAAAGGTCATGGAACTAATTTTATTATTGCCATTCTTGAACCATCTCGTGATGTCCGGGATCAAATGGTTTGGGAACCAGAAGTGGTTTAGTGGACAGTCTCGTCACCCTCGTCTGCAATTGGTGCTCGTTGTCTTATCGCTCTTGGGAGTTATCTCCTCGGCAGCTTTGAGCGGCGATCCGATTGATCCGGGGCGTGTATGGGATCTTGTAATGATGATATTCGATACGACCATCGTAGCGACCATATCTCACTACTCGTACAAAGCAATAAAGAACGCGTAAAACAAAAAGCCTCGGTACGTGCGCTTACCAGAGGCTTTTTGTTTTATATTCGTGGCACGCAATATTTCCCCCGCCACGAACACACGCTACTTCTTCAATAATTTCAACATATTTTCGAGAAGTTGAATAAGCATTTTCTGTAGAGTAATCACTTGCGGGACATCGACAGCGTGGATGTCTAGGAAGTGCGGCATGGGATCAATGGCACCGAACCATCCGTTGTCCTGATGTACGTTATAAATACTTTTTTCGTCCGGGTAATACATGACGGGCTTCAATTCGAAGTGGTCATGGTCGCCGGCGGATACTCCGGTATTATCGGATGTTCCAAGAAGATCTCCGGCCTTCACTTTCTGTCCGAGCTTCACCTCGATGGACTGCAAGTGCCAGTTACGGTACTTAGCGTAATGCGTCCCCCACGCCCCCATGTCATATTTCTTATCGGTTACGATACCGATACCTAAACCTCGTTCAATCTCTGTGTTCACCTCTTCAACGGTGCCGTCAGCAGACGCATAGATCCCGAAACCGCGAGGACCGTAGAGATCTAGTCCAGTGTGTCCTTTTTTCATGCCAAGGAGGGGGTACAGTTCCACATATCCTACGGGGCACACACCATTCACCTTCCCCACAACCTTCCTTTTTGTAACGGGGAGAGTGGAATTACCGTCAACACACGCTTGATTATCCGCGAATGCCTGGTTTACCCTAAATGGCTTAATTGGGTAGTATAGAAACTTCTCCATATCTTCATCATTATACCGTACAGAAATGCGGGTTTTGTGGAGATCCCGCGACTCCCTGTTTATATGCCCGTTCTTCCGAGTAAGCAGTACAGCTTCTCTGGCGAAAAACAGGCATGTGCCTTTTGACTGTCGAACTCTTCCCACTTGAAGTCGGAAGGGAACACAGCCGTCCCGTGCTTGGTGGTGATCCTCATTGAACCATCACCGAGGCGCACTACATTGATGATGGGGGCACAATCATTCCCTCCACAGCAATGAGCTGGATAGGCGTACAATTCTCCTTCTTCTTTGTGTGCGAGGGCAACTCCTGCGGCGATGGTCAGCAACACTGCGCACAGTGTGCCGATTATCGTAAGCAGTCGTTCCATGAGCTTCTCCTATCTCCCGCTTCTTGTGCGGGGTGTCGGATTGAATGGATCTGTAAAACACAGCCCTCGAAAGGATTGTCAGGAAATACATTCCTGTATCTCCAATCCTTCAATCCAACACTCCGTGCAAGAGTGGTGGGGATTGTTTAACGTCTAACCCCCAAACGACATCTCGTGCGCCTAGTGGCGAACTTCAGAAGCCACTGCCTGACTCCCACCAATTTGGTTTTTGTCGGGGGCGTCGGCCCTCGAGCGGTCTGCCTTCGTATGCCATATCAAAGACATTCGATTGCTTGATCCACTCGTTCGAGCATTCGTGAGAACAAAAGATTCGTTCTCCGATGTTGACGTGCGGTCGGTTGACCACGCTCACGAGCTTACTGCAAGTAGGTAACGCGCAGCGATGCATGACGTACCTCCGTTATCCCACCCACAGCTGCGTGAGTAGGGAGCATGAGGCAGTTTCCCTACGTGCCCCATACTCTCTACTCGCTACGTCTTAATTGTACTTCATAGAAAACACACACAAACTCATGCCTGTGTAGAACCATCAGCACCACTGTGAGAGATTAAAGTGGAAACCAGCGACGACAATCCCCCAAGGAGAAAAAGTGACAACTAGACTTTAATCCCTCACGGTAGCGCCGATCATGACTTCTTTTGTATAGGTGTAATGGTGACTGTGCAGTGGACAATTTTGTGGGTTCCTGCGCAATCCTTGATCGTTTCTTTGAGGGCGCGTGCTTCTGCTTTGGTAGCCAGGACGCCGCAAATTAGGTTGTGGCACATGACTGCGTAGTAGGTGTCCGTTCCTTTGATTGTTTTCATACTACTTCTTTTGAATGAGAGAGAGGATGTCGTTGAGGGCGGCAACATATCCAGTACCAGCATCGTCGCCAGGACAGCACCCTCCTCCTTCCTTCTCCAAGATTTCGTACCCCTTTGCTTCTTCGTCTTCGGGCCGCAACTTCTGTATTTTCTCCACCAACTCCACCTCTCTCTCCTGTAGGAGGCGGTGGATGAGTGGGAGATATTCGCGTACTTCTTTGCGGTCGCTTTCCTTTTCTGCTTCGCTCAATTCCCTATAAGTTTGGTTTATTTGTTTCTGCCATCGTTCTCGAAGAGGACGCGGCAAAATCCAGTCGCCAAAACTATTTACGTCGCAAGAGTTGTGAACGTGACTTTGCCATCTACTCCATCGCGCATGTTCAAGTCGCGCCGCTTCTTCAATGAATTCTTTCTCCCACCCTCCCTCTTGTGTGGACTTGGAATGGTGACATAAACACTCACCTCGGCAAGTGTCTGTTGGGTTGTTAGGGGCGGGACAGCCGCAGCAGGTGTTCTCTTGTGTGGGGGAGGGACCGCAGGTGCAGTAGAAGCGTTCAACGATGCTCCCGCGGTGGACATTCTTTGCGGGGCAATTTTCGGCGTGTTTGTTCTCTTCATTGTTCATAAACGCTTTAAATCTTTTACTTTGAATATGTGTAGGAGGAGGAAATTATCCATCTCTACAACTGCGTACTCACCACCGTTCGATGGAGTGAAGAGCGACACAATGGTGCCAGGGAAGCGGTAGTTTTCGCTAATGCGGTCTACTTTGTCGCCGATTTTTAGAGGGTTATTTTGTGTGGTGGTGGAGGAGGTGGTCATTTGGATTCTTGCATCAGCGGCGCGCTCCTCTGGTGTTCGCGCATCTACATAGTTCCTCACTTCAGACACAGATAGGTCACACCCCACATGCCCATGTTCTTGAGTACAGCCTTGGTGTGTGCCACCAAGCGGGTCGTTTCTTAGGTCAGTGCAGCCGGAGCAATGATGTTGTAGTTCTGGGTCAGTGCATTTTATAGATATGTGTGAGAGAACATTGCCGCTGTCATAACAATATTTGCGGCAGTTCCGAAGATTAGGAAAGCTCTTTGTGTTGGTGTCATAGATAGGATTACACAAAATTACATGAACATACTAATGAGGGTGAAGAGCCCTATAAGTGCGAGTGAAATAAACCCGCTCACCAAAATAAACGCCAGAAAAACTCCTGCCTTCTCAAGGTGAGGGTAGTGGTTTTGTTTGCATTCAGGGCAGAGATGGAGGTCGTTCATAGATAGGATTACTTAGATTTATTAAGAGCGAGATATAGGTTTACTACTGCAATTTTTGGGGTTGAGCCGCTCTCTTGTCCGAGCTTCTTTCGAGTATCAGTATTCCAAGCGTCTGCCCACCATTTGCCGTCTATTTTTTCGAGCGTACGGAAATGTTCGCACTCTTCAATCAATTCTTCGAGGGTGGGTACGAAAGCAGCTTTGTATGCCATTTCTTTATCTGCGAGCGTGACGCCTTCTGGGAATAAATAATGACCTTTGAGAGAGCCATCTTCTTTGAATTGCGGGAATCCCGCCTTCTTGAGGGCCAAAGCTGTTTCGTAGTTCATAAGATTACTTCTTGGGGAGTTTGTAAGTGATGGTGACGTGAACTAGGATGCGGCCAGAATGTTGGTATTCTTGAGCACTTTTCTTGTTTCCGTACACGTGGAGAGCAGCAACTCGATCTCTTATTTCGTGTACTGCAATTGCGCCCCTCTTTGAGTTGAGTAAGGCCCACACCTTCACCTTCCTCTCTCTTCCTGATGGTTTGGATTTCATACAATACTCTTGATTTCTTCGGCGAGAATACGAACGACGGGCAATGGGTTGCGATACTTCTCAACGCAGAACTTCACCACTGCGTGCAAAAGCATATCAGTCCGAATGTTCTGGTTCATCGTCATGCCGTAAGCAGATTGCCCCTCACTAGGTGGGTCGAATACGCCATTATCACGCAGGTACTTTAATAGAGCTTGTTCTGCTAAAGCTTTTCGGCTTAATGGGCTTAAAATATCGTGTTCCATACCTAGAGTAAGTTACTTGTAAGGGTTAGGAGAGATAATCAGTTCGTTGCGCAAGTCCGGCCAAACCGCTGTGCTTTTCCAGTTCTTTGAGGGGGATAACAATCTTTCCGTCTTGGTGGCTGTGCTCTTTAAGGCGTTCAATGTGGCCTTCTACGTTACAAACACGATTGGTGAGATAGCGGAAGTCTCGCAATTCCGCGCGGATTTTCTCTAACTTTTCCTCGGTAGTGCAGTCATCCCACTTCTTTTCTAAGGTCGCGCGAAGTTTAATGTGATCTTCAATGCTTTTATTTGTTGCTCCTGTTATTGGTTCCATACTGTTCTAGTTACTTGTAATGAGTCGCACCATGTATATGGTGCGAAGTTATTGCTCCCACCCTTTGTGGTTGTTTATCATTGAAGTGAACTCATCGAAAAGGCTGCTGACTTCGCCGCGGCTGGGTATGGACACTTCAAAGCGTCTTTCGTCTTCGTAATGATCCCCGACGCTGTTCGGAGTTGTGACTTTGATGATGATCGTTAAAAATTCCTTGTCCATATTAGTTGTTTGTTGCCCAAATGTAGCTCATAAATGTGAGCGCTAGTAATGCCACAATTCTGACTGCTGCGTGGAGTATGATTTCAAGTTTGTCTTTATCCATAATGGTTATGTCACACGACGTTAATTAGTAATTCAGGGTTCTCATAGATGTTCCCGATGACTTCTATGTCTTTGGGCATCGGGAGTGCCTTATCGAAGGGGAACCAGCCGTAGTACCTGAACTCGACGGCAAAGGGTTTATCCAATCCCTCTAAGAAGCCCTCGACCTTATCAAGACCACCCCAGTCTACTTGCACAATATCCCCCTCATATATCTCTTTTCCATTCTTGTCTTTTAATCCCGTGAACTGCATAAGTTCAATGGTTCCAAAGACACAGAAATGTCCTTTCTTAATACCGTCTACGCTCATGATAAGAGAACCATCTTCGTCTCTTCTTGTCTGGCTTGGAGTGGGGGAATTGCCAACGAGAAAAGCTCCCTTCTCAAAATTTATCGTTGTTACCGGACACATGACTTGCTCAATTTTGTCCCACGCCCTGAATTTAATCTCTCTCATATCTGATAATACTTATCAATAATGCGGCGGAGGGTCATAGGAAGAAAAGCCATCCTAAGAATAAGAAATACGCCATAGCTGTCGCGACAAAGAGAGTGGCGAGAATCGCGACAGGCGATACCCACGAAAGGGAGGCTGCCTCATCATGTCCTCCCTCTTGAATGCTTCCGTCAGCAAGTCTATTGGGGCACGCACATTCCCGTGTGGGGGATATCTGTTTATTGCATGTTTGGCACGAAGTAGTGTAGTTCATACCTGGTCAGGGGTTATTGTGCCGGATGCTTTAGGGATTCCGATCATTTCCAAGTACTGAGGACTGTTTCCTCCATCAAGTAAGCGTACTCGCAGATCCTCAATGGTTTCCGGTTGCAATAAGCGTACGCATTTCTGTTGATTGTTAATGTCGAACATCGCGAAAATATACACAAAGTTATCACGAATGTTTTTGATATCTCGTACTCGCCCTGTTTTTTCGTCGTAGTAAAGAACATCATCTTTATACTGTTCCCACACTTCCATTGCTGCGCGCTTCATGTCTTCGAATGATTCGTCGCTCGGTGCCGTGTAGTAGAGTTTTGCTTCCATATTGTTAGTATTTTAGTCTTTCATCTGGCACATGAGTAGCAAATGCCAGCTCAATTTCCTTACAGATTCTCGTCGTCTCTTTCATCTCCTTGAGAATGTCTGCAAGGGTGAAGGTGACGCGGAACGATTCCACTCTTCCGGTCGGTTGTATTCCGTTTTCGGTTTGCTCTGTCTCAATCCAATCGAGATACGCTTCCGAGAGTACTTTCTTAAACTCAAGGTAGATCGCCATCGCGTAAAAGATCATCTGCGGGTGCTTCTGTGCCTTCTCTTTTGTCCACGAGGTTTTCCCCGTTTTATACTCACGGAAGTCATGCGTCTTGCTGTCCCTAGTGTCTGGCTTCGCGAGAACGGTGATGTCTCCGTCTTTCGTGCTCAAGAGCGTGCGGATCTCCTGGTCAGCAATGTCGTACTTGGGAAGGAGGAGAATCGCACTGTCCGTAAGAAGATCGTTTGTCTGGATTCCGTGCTCGAGCGCGTCGGCAACGACCTTTCCATACTCCATTCCCCGGTTCGATGTACGCAGCTCGTCCCGATTATCGAAGTAGATCTCCATGTAGCGCTTCTTGTCATTGAGCCACAATTGTTTCTGAGAGTACGATATGTATCCTTTCGGAAGCTGGATGATGTGTTTCTTTTTCATACTTCTTTGACACGAAGTGTCCCCGGTGCCGTTGCGACTCCGGTAAACTCTTCGTACCTATCCCAATCATGCGCGCAGGAGTACACCACGAAAATGTGTGTGTCATCCCACGTTTTAATACGACCAACTTCCGGGGCGCTCCCTCCTGCTTGGTATTCAACCCACTGCCCTTTCTGTGCGTCGCTGATTTTCATACATCATCGACTAACGCTGGCGATAGTCTTTTCTTCGTAGCGCTCAACTCCCGGAATAACAATTCCTTTTCGTAACACTGCCTCTGCGATCTTTGTCATGTCTGGAACGAGATACTCGCGAGGAATGAGGGACTCATCCACCACGCGAACCTTTACCAGCGTGCGTGTTTGAATCTTGCCAACTGATCCGCTCGCGGATAAAGGAGCTTCACCGAGATTCTCAAGCTTTGCAATCGCTGTTTCGCCTTTCATCGTCCCTTTTTCAACGCGAGCAGCGATGCGCGCTTGCTCCTTTGCAATGCGCTCCTCTTCTTGAATCTGGAACTCAAGCATCTTTCCCTTGATTACTTTCTTGGCTTCCGCGTGCGCTACTTCAAGTGGCTTGAATAAGTCCCGCGCAGAAGCGAGCGCGGTCATGAGTGGTCGTGTGATCTCCTCTTTCCGCTGTGTGATTGATTTTTCAATCCCCGCGATAACATGGAGGAGATCCGCACCATGATCCATATCAGTCTGCGAGACAATGGTATATGCCTCAGCTTCTCTTTGAACACTGGTTATCTTTGTTTTATACAATGCAATCTCCTTCGGTTGAACGATTGCTGCTACTTCCTTTATCTTGGTCATGGTTAGGGAGTGACACAACTTTCCATCCATCTGATTTCCATACACCGCTTACCGTTTCACGAACATAGATCTCGCCGGATTCTGTAAGGGCATACAACGAATGGGAATCGTCGTAATCACTGGTTACTGCTATCTGAATAATTTTGCTTGGCATACCTTAGACACCGGCAATGAGAGCAATCCCTGCAACGAGGAGAACAACACCAGTAAGTACTGCTGGTACTGCGGCAATCCCAAACAACGGAATAGCTAAAAGAATAAAACCAATTCCACCTGCAATTTTGTATACCATAAGTTATTTTCTAACTTTTAATTTTAATGCGCGGGGTCGGACGCGCATCTATTTAGAACTGTTCTACTGTTTGCTGTTCAAGAAACGCCTCATCCATGAGCGGCGATCCATCATCGTTCTTTGGAGCGTACACCTTCACAATCTTTGCCGGGTTAAAGCCTTTTTGCTTCGCTGCCTTCTCCTCAATGTATTTCAATCCAATGATTTGTCCGACTTTGATGTTTTGCATCTGTCGGTCAATAACCGCCGTTCCACCAATCGAGAAAATATCTCCGACACGAATCGGACGAGGCTCCGGGATAAGAACTTTCTTATCGTCGAGCGCGTGAAAGACACTTTCTTCGTCTGCTTTAATTTCGTAAATATGCACAAGCTCGCCAGCTTTATCCGGCATCGTGGACTTCATCGTACGTTTCGCTATCAAGGTTCCATGAATCTTGTCCTCAAGCGGTACGTTAAATTTCATCCAATTGCTTTGTACAGCATTTTCTTCTGAATCCCATCCTTTTGATTTTGTCATGATTTTTTATGTTATTGCTTATTGCACTGAATCGACCGACCCTCCAATCAATGCAAGGACATACCTCCCCGTACGGAAAGAGGCATGTCCCTACTTTGAAACATCACTCGCCTTGATCCACTTCGGCTCCCACTTCCGAGGCATTTGGCGCAAAATACGCAGGATCGTGGAACGATGCACATTAAACATTCGCGAGATCTGCGCATCGCTATAGTTCTGAAACGAGAGCGCCCAGACTAATTCGTTGCGCTTGTCGAGGAGAAAACTCTCTACGTTTGTGTTGTCCACATGTTTCTTCTTTGCCATACACAAAGTATAAGTGGTACTCTGTGTGGATGCAACAGAAAGATGCTGTGGATAAACTCCCTTCATTCGCCCAAGGATGGCTCTCTTACGAAGGGAAAGAGGCAGTGCAAACGATCCCACAAAAAGCGAAAAAGATAAAAGATCTCATTCATTACTATCAGAATATCATCGACGACAATAAGGAAATTGAAGAAGAAGTTCGCTATTCCCTCGTGAATAAGGTGCCAATGATAAATATCGAGCTTGTCGTCAATCTCGTGATGGTCATGGCTCCTGTCCATGAAGAAAAAGATCGTTTGCGCCAACTGGAGCGCGCACTACTTTTACGAAAGAAACAAAAAGTACCGGCGGGAAGCATCACCGACGTCGATATTGAGTGTGCAAAAGCAACTCCTATTCGCTCACTTATCACGGTACGCAAAGACGGAAAGGCAAAGTGCTTGTGGCATGACGACAAGAACCCTTCGATGCATGTGTACCCGGATCATGTGTACTGCTTCTCCTGTGCACGACACGGAGACGCAATCGACGTCACAATGGCGCAGCAAAATATCTCTTTTATTGAGGCGGTAAAAGTACTCACAAAGAAAGTATGAAAAGATCAGGCTGGAAACACCTCGCACAACAAGAGAAACACGCCATCGAGATGGCTGGCTACTCTCTATGGGTTGAGTACCCATGGCATTGGGTTGTCTCGAATTACAAAAGCGACATCCGTGTTCATGTCTGGCCGACAGTCGGAAAGTATATGGCATATTTCGACTCCGGGGCGACTACCTACCGTAATAAGGAGGAGCTTCTTAAAGGAATCGACCGCGCATTCAATCCACCAACAAGAATTGCAGATGATATTGGAAGTGCAACGAAAGATGCTCGTGACCTCTTTATATGAAGATTGCCACGATCAAGGAAGAGTTCGAAAAGTACCTCGTGATGGCCGATGATCGCATCATTGATCTTGTCCTCGCTACCATCATTGGTAACGCACTGATACCGAGAGATCCTCTGTGGCTCATGATTATTGCCCCGTCATCAGGGGGAAAGAGTACCTTCCTTGCCCCTGCTGCCGGCGTGCCGGGCGTGCATTTCTTTGACGACCTTACTGAAAAAACATTTCTTTCCGGGTACAAAGTGAAAGGAAAAGAAACGTCGCTGCTTAAAATCATCGGATCAGGCGTTATGTGCTTTTCCGACTTTACTTCCATCATTTCCAAAAACCCTGTCTCTCGGGGGGAGATTCTAGGACAGTTACGCCTTGTCTATGACGGGAACTTTTCTAAAAGAACAGGCACCGGGGAGATTACCTGGAAAGGAAAGATGGGATTTCTCGGCGCGTCTACTCCCGATATTTATTTTCACCTTGAATCATCGCGGTCGATGGGTGAACGCTTCGTCTACTATTCATTGATACAACCAACCGATGAAGAGATCGTGAGAAAGCAGGAGACGGTCATGATGTCGTCGAAGGAGATCGCACAAACACTCCAACCTATGTATCAAGAGTTTTGCTCTGGTATTCATAAATACGTTGAGGAAAACGGAGTCCCTGAGTTGAAAATGACATCGGCGCAGCAAGCCGCCGTACACCGGGCCGCTATCTTCTGTGTCTCAGCAAAAGCAACCGTGCATCTCGACTTCAAAACATCCAAGCCCGACGCGCTCGTCAACCGCCCTGGCGTGGGTCGTGACCGCAAGATGTTTAATACGCTTCTCCACACCTTGCAGCTCATGAATTGCTACGAGCATGGCATCACGGACCTTCCTGTCGAAGACTGGATGGTTAAGCTTGTGGAAAAGTGTGCGTACTCAAGTGTGTCCCGGGAAAGACGGAAGATCCTCGAGATCCTCACTGCGTACGACAAGCCGATGAGTGCGTCACACATCGGGTATACCGACGACTTCGGACTCCCAAAAGAAAGCGTGGAAAAGTACCTCCATGTCCTCCATGCGGTCGCCTTGGTCCAAAAGAAAAAAGATGGTAATAACTTTGTGTGGTACATAGAAAGCGAGGAGACGAAGGAGTTTATCCGTTCCGTCGCGAATCTCTCTCCCGAGAAACGGGAACTCCCGCCGATGGTAGAGGAGGAGACTGTGGAGGATCTCCCGTCTGACCTCAAAGAAGATAACGACGCACTACTCGCTGATTTTGATAAGAGGCCATGAAAAAGCTTTATGCACACCAGCAGCGATTCATAGATAAAAACCCTAATCGCGCGCTTTTAGTCTGGGAAACCGGGACGGGCAAGACAGTAGCAGCATGTGAATGGGTAAAGAAACGAAAAGGTCGCGCGCTCGTCGTCTGTCCGAAAGGGATCGTTGAAAAGTGGAAACGTGACCTTAAAGAGTGGGGAGTAAAAGCCGACGTCGTATCCCGAGATACCGTCAAAAAAACAAACATCACTCCTTACAGCATCCTCGTCCTCGACGAAGCGCAAGACTTTGCGTCCCCACTCTTCGAGAAAGGCCGTTCACAGCGTGCGACCGTGATCTATACCGCGATTAAAAACAACCCGAAGATGCATGTACTCTTACTCACCGCGACGCCTATTCGTTCAACGCCGTACAATATCCACACTCTTGCGTGCTACCTCGGTATTTATTGGCCGGTAAAGGAATTTCGAGATAAGTTTTTCCATCTCACCAATAAGTTCGGACGGATGCACTATGAAAAAAACAAAGGATGGCAGAAAGCAATCCGTCCATACGTGGAAGAGATATCCGACATAGTACTCGCTCGAGACTGCGCCGACATCCCGCCACAGCGTGAACACGTCGTCACTGTTCCTTGGGACACGAAGCAAGAGGAGGAATTAAAACAGCGGTATCTCGAGCCGGCCGCTGAATGGCACGAGAGGCACCGCGCAGAGAATGGAAAAAAGAAGTTCGATGCAGTCATGCGAATAGCAAACGGATACAGAAAAGCAATTATCGTTGTGTACTACCGCTCGCAGATCGAAGAAATGGAAAAAGAAATAGGGGAAGATCGACAAGTGTTTGTCCTCCACGGGGGAGTGAAGGACCAAGATGCCGTGATCCAGGCTGCGCGCGACGCCGACGATTGCATCTTCATCCTCCAGGCATCCATGGGAGCCGGCTTCGATGCATCAGAGTTCTCCGTGATGATATTCGCATCAATGTCCTTCAAGTTCGTAGATCATATACAAAGCCTCGGACGCATCAAACGCCTCAACAATCTCCACGAAAATGATTATTACTACGTCCTTGGCGGGAAGTGTGATATCTCAGTCCATCGCACAATTATGGCCGGCAATGACTTCCACCCACCGCACTATATGCTCGCCCGGCAGTAAGACGTCGGCGTCGATGCGCCATTAGGATCGAGAAGATCCAACTTGTACGCGCTTCTTTTTGGCACCCCATCAATACTGCCCGACACTCTTTCGTGAGAAAACAACGGTCGTTCCGTGAAAACAGGAACAAAAGAGAATCCATTATTTTCATACGATCCGCTTTCCCACTTGAGCACCGCTGCCCCGGCATCTTTCGTTGTCCAGGACAAAAGGACAAGCTCGCGTCCTTCCACGGGCTCTTTGTACACCGTTGCGGCGAGGGTGCAGGATGGAGAGTAGGTAACGGTAGCGGGGGTAGCCGCCAACGCAGGAGCCGCGCCTACGGAAGCTGCGGCACGTTCCGCGAGGATGGCCTCAATTTGCTTCAAGAGGAGCTGAATGACGGCCTGTAGGCTCTTTATCATTTCCACGCGCTGCGCTTCGCTCATGCCAGAATCTATGGATTGAGCGTACGTTGTCCCGGGGGCTGCGGTGAACCCGAGCACCATTAGAGTTGATATACTTAAAACTATATTTCTTGTTCCCAAGAGGATATTCTTCATAAGGGTGGATAATGCTTATTTAATAAGGATATGTCAACACATTACGAACCATTGCCGGACTTGCCGCGACAAGTGAAGAAGCGGGAAGCCGACGTCACTCCGAAGATCCTTGACTGGTTCCTACACAAACATTGGGGGTCGTGCGCGATAGAGATCAAGGCCACGAACGGGAACAGCATCCCCGCAAGCGCCCTCGAGCCGCACCAGCAACGTGCTCTCCTCGACGCACTTGACCACGGCATCGTCCACAAGATCGCCGATAGTGGTCGCCGCCTTCCTTTCGACGCCTTTGTGCTGAAAGGTGTCCCCGCGTACGTTGTCGCGTGCTTCACTTCGCACGGGAAAGCATACGTGGTGCCTGTGGATAAGTGGAAAGGTGGTCGCTGGCACAAAACTCCGGGAGCTGAGTACATGATCGTGCTTTAACTACCCCTTAATCACGTCCGGGAGCACGCTTTGTCGCTCTTCGATGTCCTTTTTCTGCCGTGGTCCCATCCATTCACCGAAGTAAAAGTGTTTTTTAGGGAGATCGTCGCTGTAATCTGGTTCCGGCTCACTATCAATCCCTCCATCCTCTTCTTTACGTGGGCGTCCCGGACCGCGTTTATTCTTTTCCTCTTCCCGTCTCTTGTTTTCCTGGACAATGAGGAAGCCGAAGTACGCTGATACGTCCGTCTGTGAATCTTCTTTCATGAGCTTTTCGAGGATGTCTTGCTGCGGGGCGTTTACCGAGACGGAATATCGCGCTACTTTATGTCTTTGTTTTGCCATGCATTTTCTTTAGTTTTTAATACTCTCCACCTCCGGGGGAGATTCCAAGAATCCACAACACCAAGAGGAACGCGAGAGCGTAGGCTACCCATGTCATGTTTTCTTGGCGTCTGCGTGATCGTTCCTCCTGTTCCTGGATATTCTGTCGATCCCCATGGTACATGGACGGGAATACTGGCTTTTTGTTGTTATTCATGGTTTTGCGAGGGAGTTGAGCACCCCATCATCGGGAATAAGCAGCCGGATATTTCATACGATCCATCTTCGTATAGAACCCCGGAATCAATGAACGCTAAACCAAGAATGCGGACATAGAATGCCAAGAATACAAGGAACATGATGGAGAAGAATCCTACGCACACCATGAATCGTCTCCAAGGAGTATAATCGCTTATTTGTGGGACTTCGTAGTACATAGTTTTACATTTCGTTCTTGTAATACTTAGTAACTGCTGCTGCCAAGTCGCGGCCACTCGAAAAAGCCTCAAGGTTAAGGGCATATCTCAAGCCGTCATTGAACCGGGAACGCACAATTTTGAACCCTTTTGGGGTAATCCCGCCGTGGACATTTACCGGCAAGCGCATAACCGCCTCTTTTTCATTTTCAGTTTTCACTAGGAATGTTTGGTATTTCATATGGTTATCTATTTTGGTAACGATCAGTGCAGTACTCTGCGAACGTATCCCACTTTTCTTTTGGGGTGAGTCCTTGTGCGCCTTCACGGTCGGCCACGATGTCCACACAGTCGCCTACATAGAGGAGTGATGCGTCTTTAATACTTGTAAATACCACTGAGAGTAAAACAACCAACACAAAGCAAAAGATCAGGAATAAGATAGTGGTCGCATTTAACGAGTCTTGCATACGTTAATCAGTAATTGTGAAACGTGATAATGACTTAAACCTCTTGACGTAAAGTATGATTTTGTGGCTTTATGCGATTGCTTGTTAATAGCGATATAGTACTATATGGTGCATTATATTGTCAATAGCGTGCATAATATAACACTGTATTATGACAGAAAGTGGGGGGTTTTGTCAAAAGAGCGTGGCTCAACAGAGCCATATTTTGAAAACACATACCCCCGTTCTGGGGGGGGTATATCTACTATTGATTATTGATTAAATTTCTTCTTCTTATTTAAAGAAGTAAGATACCTTATAGGACTGGGGTATGTGTTTTGAGTCCGAAAAATTCAAAACACATCCCCTATTTTTATGATATTCTCTTGGAATGAATAAGGGAACAAAGCGGCTCGAGACGGCGCGAGGGTATATCCGTGAGAATTGGGAGAAGGAGTCGGACCGGGAGATTGCTGTTTCTATGGAAATTACGAAACAACAAGTGAGGGAGATTCGGGCACGGCTTGGTTTAAAGCGGAGCAAGGAGAATCAAAAGAGGATGCAAGCGAAGGGATTTAATAAGAGTGGGTGGAAAAGGAAGTGATATTGACACATAAAAATGGTGCTATAGTTATTTCATTATTCGAAGCAATTTAGGAACATGAAAATTGATTGCTCACAGGAAATTCACACGTTGAAAGGAATCCCTTTCAAGGATGCGGAGGGGAAAAATCTTACTCTCGGGGACGTTATCGCGGAAGTATTGGCGATGGATGAGGTGGGGGGAAAGATGAAATTATTCACACTCGCGCAAAAGGCGTATGGTAGCGGAGACATGGAGGTCGATGCTGCGGATTTGTCTTTGATAAAAAAGTCTTTTGAGAAAACGAAGGCATATAACGGAAATGCGCTTGTGTTGGGACAGGCGCAAAAGATGCTCGAGGAGGTAAAGGAATAAGTATGGAATATAAAACACGAGAGTTATTGCCGGAGGAGGCGGAGGCGTTGTCTAAGGATTTGCAGGATGTTTTGAAAAAGCACAACTGCGAGATGGGGGTGCGGTCGATGATTGAATTACTAAAATATGTGGAGGAGCCAGAAGTCTCTCCTATACAATCCGATGGAAAAGGGGGAGTTAGTGAAGTCGGAGAAGAGGCAGCAGAAGTACACCAGGCCGACGGTGGCGATCAAGCACAAAAAGGTGCTTGACAACTTGGTTGCAAATGGTGGGAACTTGGGGAAAGCGATCCGGGACACCGGGCTTTATTCTGAGGTTGTAGCTAATGATCCCGGAAAGATAACTGATTCAAAGACATGGCAAGAGCTTGTAGAACAATATCTTCCCGACGATATTCTCGCGGAGAAACATCGAGAGTTATTGAGCCAAGTTCGTATTGAGTACTTCATGTTCCCGAAGGGACTGGACGATGAAGAGATACGAGGGCATCTCGAAGCGAATGGGCTCACTTGTTTGAATGTCCGAATGAGCGACAAAGGAAAGATGGCTTTTTACGCAATCCCCGACTCTCAAGCTCGCTCTAAGGCCATAGAAATGGGATACAAGCTAAAAGGGCGCACGATGGAGGATGGAGCACAACAAAAATCCGGCAACACATACAACATCCTCTTTGCCGCCGAGACGCAAGCGACGGTGAAAGCGTTTGAGGAAAGTTTAAAAGATAAACTACTTGGCTATGCTGGCGAGGATAGTAAGGGCATGGAAACTAAGTAAAAAGGAGCCGGAAGCGCTTGAACAAGCGATGAGTGTTTCCGATACCATCCCGGAGATTGGAGATGGTGGCGGTGCCTTTTTGGGCGAAGGAACGCATGAGGAGTTCCTACAACAACAGCGTGAAGACGAGGGAATGGCCCCCTGGTACAAGCGTCTCGAGCGATTGATATGACTGACTCAGAATCGTGCATCGTTTGTCTTAGAGACTGGCCATATTGTGAGTGTGGAGAAGTGGAAAATGAAGAGTTAGAAGATGAGTTGCTATGAGTTACGAACACACGCCACGGCCAAATATCGAGTATCACCCGCATATTCGCTATTTGATCGAGACGCAAGAGAAGCGCGTGGAGGACCGTATTCGGTTTCGTGAGAACGAAAAGATTGCCACGGAGCGCGATCAGTTAATAAAAGACGCGAAACTGGTGGAGCTTGTAGAGTTTTGGTGCGCGTCATGTCGAGAGGACTTTAAGGGTGTCGCGATCAAACAGGTAGAGCAGGACTGGTCGTGTAATGGACAATGGGTCGCGTTCTATAAAACAAAGTGCTTTAGAGGACATTGGTGCATGAGATTGATAACGGACAAGAATCGGGATGGTTATTGGACAAGATCACGACAGGTTCTAAGGGACAGAGGGACGCACTTCAAGGACGTTTTACAGCCATGGGAGAGCGGCTTTCAATTACTATACGGACGTAAAAATACATAAAGGACAAGACTATGAAGATACTCGGAGACAGAGTGTTGGTGAGTAAGGTTGAGGAGCCGGTAAAGGACGGCTTTCAGACAGTCGATGTGCAGGATAGCTTCGTTAATAAAGGACGTGTTGAGCAGACGTCGCAAGACTATGCATCTATTAAGGTTGGCGATGTTGTCCTTTTCGCGAAATATTCCCCGGACACACAAGAGATCGAACACGAAGGAGAGAAGATGAAGATCGTCATGGTGAGTGACATCATCGCGGTACTATGAAGATCACGAGGCAAGACGTAGAGAAGTACGTGGCAGGACGGCCGATGAGTGAGGTACAGGTGGACGGCATCCCGGACGGCTTTGCGTTCAAGTATGCTGATGTGAATATTGGGGGAAAGGAAGTCCTCGGATCATTGATTGCGTACGTGCCGCTGAGTAATTGGAAGGCGGTGTTTGCACAGGGAGGAGATTATAAAAAATTAGTTGAACTCTATAACAAAGAGCTTTATGCAATACAAAGAAGTACTACAGGGGCACCATGCGCGACAGCGAGTGAAGGATGGGATCGATAAAGCAACTAAAGCGGTCGCCCCAACGCTAGGCGCGGTCGGTATGACGGCTCTCATTGAGTGGCCGGGCTTGGACCCAATCGTCGCTGACGATGGTGTCACTATTCTCAAAAGCCTCGAATTTGAGGATGCACACGAGAACATGGGGCTTTATATGCTACGAAAAGCAGCTATCCGCACCAGTACGGAGGGCGGAGACGGTACAGCAACGACGACAGTTTTGACGCAAGCGCTCGTTCAAGAGGCATTTAAGGAGATCGCGAACGACTCTTCGAAGACTCGCGAGGTGAAAGAACGGCTACAAAAGGGATTAGAAGAAGCGCTTGCTGCGCTCAAAGAGATTAAACGAGAGGTGACGGAGGACGATATCGAGAAGATTGCAGCTATTTCCTCGCTCGATCCAGAGGTCGCCCGGCTTATCGCGGAAGTCATTAAGGATGTTGGCATCGACGGGGTGGTGACGGTGGAGCGTGGAGCACAGCTTGGATATTCGAAAGAGGTGGTGAAGGGCGCGCGCTTCGATAAGGGGCTTATTTCGCCATTCTTCATTAACGATCATGAGCATAAACAGACCGTGCTCGAGGACGCGTACATCGTCCTCGTGGATCGTAAGATCAGTACGAACGAACAGATACTTTCACTCCTCAATTCAATCGGGACGGGAAAGGATATCCTTTTCATCGCCACGGACGTAGACAGTGTGGCGCTCGGAACACTCGCACAGAACGCGGTAAATAAGGTCGCGGATATTGCGTGTGTACGAAACCCTTATACAGCGAGTCCTTCCCGGGACTTCCTCTTCGACATGGCTGCGCTCACAGGCGCGACAGTAATTAGTGAGGAAATGGGAATGATGCTCGATAAAGCGACGGTCGAAGTGTGCGGTCGGGCGGAGAAGGTTATCGTCACGCGAGACACGACAACGATCATTGGTGGAAAGGGAGATCCAACAGAGCGGATTGCAGCTATTCAAAAGGAGATCGAGGGAACGACGTCGGAATACCAGAAAGGAATGCTCGAAGATCGTCTCGCGGCACTCACAGGGGGGATTGGTGTTATCCGTGTCGGAGCGTATACGGACCCAGAGTTTAATGCCAAAAAGTACAAGTTCGAGAATGGAATCAATGCGACGCAAGCGGCGTTGCAGGAAGGGATTATTATCGGAGGAGGAGCCGCGCTCGCGAAGATCAGTGAAGGTGTCCTCGATCCTATGTTCCAAAAGTCTCTTATCGCACCTATTAAGCAAATGGCGGAGAATGCCGGGCTTGAGTGGTATCAAGTGCTTGAGATGGTACGCGGCACTGAGACGAACGAGTTCGGATCAGAGGTGCAAACAAACATTGGCTTCAACTTTGTTTCGTGTGAGCCAGTAGACATGTTCGACGCCGGCATCATTGACCCATTCAAAGTGACCCGCCTTGCGCTTGAGAGCGCAGTGTCGATTGCATCTATGCTTGTTGGTATGGAGACGGCCATTACCGTTAAAAAAGATGAAAAAAAAGGAGAAGAGTAAACAATACTATTCGATCCTTCACTGGATACTTGAGCGGGGGATCGTGAGCGAGAAAGGGGAGCTATTCGACTTTAAAGATCGCCCGTTTCTCTTGGATATTCTCACGGACTTTAACCCGGACATCGTGGTTGTAGCGTGCGCGCAGGTCGGGAAAACAGTGACATTCTTGCTCAAGATCCTCTTCGCGGTGAAGCACTTCGGTATGCAAGTGATCTATACGATGCCGACGGACGACGATGTGCGCGAGACGGTCGCGTCTAAGGTGAATAAGATAATCCAGGCCAATAGTCATGAGTTCCGGGGGATGGATAGCGATAGTATCGAGCGTAAGGAAATCAACGGGCGGTTCATCTTTTTCAAGGGAACGGTGTCGAAAACGGCCGCTATCTCAACGACGGCGGATCTTCTTGTGCATGACGAAGTGTCGCGCTCGGATCAGTTGGCTATTGAGACGTACAAGTCACGTACGAAAGCGTCGGACTATAAGGGACGATGGCTATTCTCAAACCCGGGAACGGAGCGCGACGAGCTTGACCTTGCCTGGAATAAGAGCGATCAGAGGGAGTGGGTAATCAAATGCCCTTCATGTAAGGACGAGCACTACATGGTATGGCCGGAGAGTATTGATGTGGGAAAAAAGAAGTATGTTTGTCGCGCGTGTAAGGCACCGATCAGTGACGAGGTACGACGTCGGGGTAAGTGGGTGCCGCAGAATCCGGGATCTAAGACACACGGCTACCATATATCCCACATGATGTTTCTCAAGGTGAGCGCGGAGGAAATTATCAAGGATTCAGAGGGGGATCCGGCGTACTTTAACAACTTCGTACTCGGAAAGGCGTACTCTCCCGGGGATCTTTCTCTTTCGAAAACTACTATCCTTGACTTGTGGACGCCGAAAGATCTACGAACGGGGAACATTTTCCTCGGGGTGGACGTGGGGAATATGAAGCATTACTCGATTCGCACGGAAAAGGGAGTAATCAAGCTTGGACGTTTCTCGGACTGGCGCACGCTCGATGACATTATCGCTACATGGAAGCCGACGGCAGGGGTAATTGACGCTATGCCGGACAACACGGCCGCGAATCACTATGTCTCGACGTATCCGTTCATGAAAATGAGTTATTTCCAGGAAAACAACAATAATCCACAGACGATTGTGTGGTGGGGAGAGGGGGATAAATACGGAATAGTGTACTCACACCGGGATCGGGTGCTTGATCGCATGTTTACGGACATGATCGAGGCGAAGTTCTTGATCGGGGTACAGACGGACGCTGATTTTCGAGAATATATCAAGCATTACGAGACATTGAGGCGCGAAAAGGTGGTGAATAACAAGGGAATAGAGCGGTATATATGGGCGTCTACAACTGGCGTGGATCACTATGTGTTTGCAGATCTTTATAGCTACCTAGCGATGCTTGGCGCGGGTTCTGGCACCTTTTTTGCAGAACCAACAGGTGCGAATAAGCCGTCGGTGATTGATGCAGATAACGTATACGATGTCACTCAAGCGTTTATGGACGCCAATTCTTGATATGCCCCCTAAAATTGAAGTTGCCGTATACATGCCGGACGCTGAGGCAAGACAATTTTTGCTATTCAAGAAACATTTCGACGTGTTCGAGGTTCTTGTAGCGGCGAATGTTTTTGACCAAAAGAATGCTTCGATAACACTCAATTTCGATAATCACGGGATTCTCCAGGTGGTGGAGCGAAAGGATCGGTTGTACTCGCGAAGACATTCACTATCCACATAGGAAATCTTCGGTGAAAATTCATGGTATAGTTTTGGTACATAAATGCCCAATCCAAACAACGGAGGGCCGTCCCATGTAGGGCGGCTCTCCTTTTTGATATGAAAATTAACTTCGAAGAATTTAAAGATCCAGACCTCGTAAAACTTATTGATAGTCGATGGGAATCTTCGAAGGACGTGTGGAATGACATCGAACGAATCTATAAAACAAATACCGCAATTTACGAGAACCACGCCGAGTGGCTCGACTTGTTGCCGGAACGACGTCGTAACTATGCAGTCCAGGCCAATCGTATCTTCGTCAACATGGAGTCGGTTATCAATGCGGTGATCGCAAATCCACCAGGACTCAACATATTACCGAGTAGAGACGGAGAAGTGGCGCAAGAATTTGCACGAAAGCTCGAGAGTTATCTTCGTAAGAAGTTCTTGGATCTCAATACGAAAGAAACAATGCGCATGGGACTGCGCAATCTCTACTTCGCGCGTCTCTTGGTGATAAAGCCATTTTGGAACCCTGCTATCAATGACTTTGATTTCCAGTCGATTGATCCGCGCAAGGTTCGTTTTGGTAAGTTCGCGCGCAAGGAACAGGATTCA